GATCAGATATTAAAACTAGCAGACTCAGGAGATACTAAAGCGTTAATGAAAGTTACTCAGCAACTACATTTAGCAGCAACTAATCCAAAGGCATTGAAAATAATATTAAAAGCACAAGCAGGTAATCCTGTTATAAAAATTACTAATGAATTATTTATAAATTCTATTTTGTCTAGTCCAATAACGCATCAGGTCAATATGATTTCTACTGCTTTAAATACAGCAGTAAGACCATTACAAAAAGTTGTTGGTGGAGTAGCAGAAAGAGATCCAGCAATAATTAAAAGAGCAATAAAAGATTTGTATTATTTGACTACTGCAAGTCTTGAGTCTATGTATATGGCAGGAAGAGCATTTATGAACAATGCAAATATAATTGACTCTGCTAACCAGACTGTTGACATGTCAAAACTAAACGCTATAGATGTATCTGAAAGAGGATTTGGAATAAAAGCAATACATGGATTTTATACTTTGCCACAAAGATTTCTTATGGCAGAAGATGAATTTTTTAAACAAGTAAATTTTAGAGCTTTTCTTAGAGCAGAGATTTGGGAAAGAGCTAGTAAAATGAAATTTAAAGATAACGACTCATACAATAAATACATAGAAGGTCAATTTAAAAAAGTAATTGACGTTGTAAATAAAGAATCAATGCTAGGTAAATTATCAAAACAAAACGCTTTGTTATATAAAAAAGCTAGACAATATGCACAAGAAGCAACTTTTACTGAAGACTTGATGAAAGGTACATCAGGCAAATTTGTACAAGACTTAGTTAACGATCAGCCTTTGCTACGTCAGATAATTCCTTTTGTTAGAACTCCTTTAAACCTAATAAAACAATTTGGTAAATCATTTCCTTTAACACCATATCTAGCAAAAAGTAAATTACTAAAAGAAAATTTTGCTTTTGTAAAAGAACAAGCAGAAGAACTAGCATCTTCAGATGCAAGTGTAAGAGCTATAGCCAAAGGTAGAACAATAACAGGTGGTATGTTTTGGGGTGTAGGACTTACTGCTGCTTACAGAATTAATGACCCAACAGCAAAAGTAGCTATAACAGGTGGATTACCTGCAAATAAAGCAGCTAGAGAAAAATTATTAGCTACAGGTTTTTTACCTTATAGTTTTAGATTACGTGTAAAAGAAGAAGATATAGAAAAATATGGTTTAGAAGGTAAAGGTTATGAAGTAATATCACACCCTGAGATTCCAGATGTAAAGTTTGTAAGAGGTGCAGATGGTAAACTTGCTTATAAATATGTTAGTTATAAAAGATTAGACCCTTTTGCAATGTTCTTATCTACATCAGCAGATTTGATGAAAGTTACTGGACTGGTAGGAGAAGAAGCACAGTTAGAAAAAGATAGTCTATATCAGGTTGCTATGGCTGCTATGTATAATAACTTAGCTGACAAATCTTACCTAAGAGGTATTACAGAGTTAGTACAGGTTATGAGAAATGAATCTAGTCTTAATGGTTATCTAATGAACAGGCTTGCAACTTTAGCTGTACCTTTAAGTGGTTTGCAGAAAAATGTTAAGACTGCAATTAACTCAGGTTTGTTTGATGAAGACAAGTCAGGCAATATCAGAATGGATAGAAAGATAGCATCAGGAGAGTTTGTTGGAGAAGATGGTCAGCCAAGTCCTAAATATGCACCAATGATAATGTTGGCAAGACTTATCAATGAGGTGTCAGGTAAAACATCTTTTGGTAATTTTAAAGCAAGACCAATGCAACATCACATAACAGGAGAGTTTATAGAAATACCTGTAGGCTTTGGTAAAGATGAATTAAATCCTTTTACAAGTGGTTGGTCACAAAAGTCATTATCAAACAATGATCTAGTTTTAACTGGTTTACAGGCAGTTGGTCAAGAGTTTAGTCCACCAGCAGATGTACTAAAATCAGAAGATAAATTTGGTAGTCAAATACTTTTAGATTCAGATGAATTAGCAAACTTAATATCTGCAACTGCTTTTATTGAGTTATATGAAGGTGGTAAAAGACAGAGAATGTATGATGCAATGAACCAATTATTGTTAAGTCCTGCTGGTACAAGACTTTTAAATTTAATAGGTGCATTAAAGAACAAAAGAGGTGAGCCTATTACAAATGAAGAAAGAAAAGATTTGTTTAGATTAACAGGTAATGAATTTTATTTAAATGCTGATTTTGACGATAGTATGAGAGTAGATATTATAGATGCAGCAAGAGATGATTTAGGTCAATTACTAAGTGGCATACATACAAGATATAAAAAAGCAGCTAAAGAAGCATTTATAACTGGCAAAGGATTACCAAAAGGTGTAACTGGACTATCTAAAGAAAAGAAATTACAATATGATGAGAGGTTTCAAAAACTATTATTATGGGAATCAGGACTTCGTAAAAACGAAACTACTGAAAAACTCAAAACTTTTTTCTAAGCTATGGCTACCAACACCACCAATACGTTTACTAACCATACAGGAAATGGGTCTGAAGTAAATTTTTCAATTAGTTTTAGTTATATTCTTACTTCAGATGTAGATGTTACTGTTGCAGGAGTTACAAAAACACTAGGCACACACTACACGATAAGCGGTTCTACAGTTACTTTTACAGTTGGTAATGTACCTGCTAATGGTGCAGCAATAAAATTTCAGAGAGATACATCTATTAGTACAAAAGCTGTTGATTTTCAAGATGGTAGTGTACTTACTGAACAAGATTTAGATAACAATACAAACCAAGTATTATTTGCTCAACAAGAGATTACAGATAAGTTATCAGGTATAGAAGAAGGAGCTACAGGAGATCAAACAAACGCAGAGATTAGAACAGCAGTAGAAGCTGCAACTGATAGTAATGTCTTTACAGACGCAGATCATTCTAAACTAAATGCTATTGAAGCATCTGCTACAGCAGACCAAACAGCAGCAGAGATAAGAACACTTGTAGAAAGTGCTAGTGATAGCAACGTGTTTACTGATGCTGACCACACTAAGTTAAATGGTATTGAAGCTAGTGCAACTGCTGACCAAACTAATGCTGAGATAAGAGCAGCAGTAGAAGCAGCAACAGACTCTAATGTTTTTACAGATGCAGACCACAGCAAACTAAATGCTATAGAAGCTAATGCAACCGCAGATCAGACTGCTAGTGAAATAAGAGGATTAGTTGAATCGGCTTCTGACAGTAACGTATTTACAGATGCAGATCATACTAAATTAAATGGTATAGAAGCTTCTGCTACCGCAGACCAGACTAATGCAGAAATAAAAACAGCTTACGAAGCAAACAGCGATACAAACGCTTTTACAGATGCAGAAAAAACTAAGTTATCAGGTATAGAAGCTAGTGCTGATGTGACAGATGCCACTAACGTAAATGCTGCTGGTGCAGTAATGAACAGCGATCTTGATACTAAAGGTGAAATCTTAATTGGTGACGGTTCTGGAGATCCTTCAGCACTTCCTGTTGGGACTAATAACTATGTGTTAGTTGCTGACAGTAATGAAGCTACAGGTGTGAAGTGGGCAACAGTTCCAGCAGGTAGTGGTATGAGTAATCTTGTTGAAGATACTACCCCACAATTAGGTGGTAACTTAGATGTTCAAGCTAGTGAGATTAATACAAGTACAACTAATGGCAATATAAAATTAAATCCTAATGGTACAGGTGTTGTTGAAGTAAAAGGTGATGGCAGTAGTGTTGATGGAACAGTACAACTTAACTGTAGTCAAAATAGTCATGGTGTAAAAATCAAGTCACCACCTCATAGTGCAGGTGCAAGCTATACATTAACTCTTCCCAATAATGATGGTGATGCAGGTCAGTTTTTAAAGACTGATGGTAGTGGTGGATTAAGCTTTGATACTGTTTCTTTACCTGATTCAGATAAAATTGAAGAAGGAAATAGCAAAGTTGAAGTTGTAGATACTGGTACTGGCTATGTAACAACTGAAGTTGACGGTACTGAAGTTTCTAGAGCAAATGCTAGTGGAAGCACTATATTTACTTCTGCTATTTTTGGAGCTCAAACAAATAAAGCAGACGGAACTGGTCAAGGTATCAGTCTTATCTATGGTGGTGGCACAAGTAATGTTGGAATAATATCTTGTACTCATACAAATGGTTTACAAATCAAGAATACAGCAGGAGTTTCGTTTGGACAAAATGGTTCGCCTAATTATACTTATGCGTCTTTTTTTAATACAGGAGGATCTTTCTCAACAGGTGGTACTGCAAGATTTGATTATGATGGCACAAATATTAATTTTGCACTTAATGTTTTACCAGACACAGATAGTAATTACGACATAGGTACAAGTGCAAAAAGATTTGCAAATATTTATGCTGACACATTATATGGTGACGGATCAAACCTTACTGGTATAACAGCAGGTGCTCAAGGTGGGGGTGGCGAATCTATATTTCATGAGTCAGAAAATACGATGGATAATGATTACACAATAACTGCAAATCATAACGCTTTGGTTGCTGGTCCTTTAACAATTAATGCTACACTAACAATAAATAGTCCTTCAGTTGTAACGATTCCATAATGGCTTTAGTACTAAACGGTAGCTCTAATACTATTGGCGGTGTAGCAGTAGGCGGACTCCCTGACGGTATTGTTGATACCGATATGCTTGCTGCTAATGCAGTAAAACTCGCAAAACTTGGATCAACAACTGGCAAAAATGGGCCAATTCTTCAAGTTGTTTCAGTAAGTAAAACTGATGCTTTTTCTTCAACCTCAACAAGTACTGCTCAAGATGTAACAGGATTAACTATAAATATTACACCTACATCTTCTAGTAGCAAACTTTTTATTCAAGTACATATAAGTGTAACAGCAGGTAGTAGTTATGGTGGTCACGCCCTTTTACTGGCAAAAGTTGATAGTGGGACTACAACTTATCCATTTAGAGGTAATGCTACAGGCAGTTCGACAAGAGCTACATTTCCTGTTTCTAATCAAGGAAATACTGGTTATCCCGATGTCGCTGCTGGTTCTTTTTTAGATACTGCTGGATCAACAAATGCAATAACTTATAAAATACAACACATAGATGAATCAACTAATAATACGATATATATAAACAGAGAAACTCATGGTACAGGTGGTGCAGGTACATGTATTGGTACTTCAGGCATTACAGTAATGGAGGTAGCAGCATGAGTTTAGACCATGAAGCAATACGCAAAGCATATCCTGACGCTGTAACTATTGATGATGGTACAGGAGCTTTTAAAGCAGACGGCTCACAGATAACACTTGTTCAGTCTGATATAGACGCTGCACGAAACACATTAAATGCTGAATATGCAGCCCTTGAATATTCAAGAAATAGAGCAGCAGAGTATCCAAATATTGAAGATCAACTAGATGACATCTATCATAATGGAATAGATGCTTGGAAAGCTACTATTAAAACAACTAAAGACAAATATCCTAAACCATGACAGCAAAGATTAAACTAAACGCAGCATCAGGTGGTGGGTCAGTAAGCCTAGAAGCACCTTCATCATCTAGTAATAACAGAGTTATTAGCTTGCCTGACATTGCAGATGGAACGCTTTTAACAAGTCAAAGCAGTTTAGATTCTACTAAGCTATCTCCTGCTATATCTGCTGGAATTACAATGGCAGATCAATGGAGGATAAATTCAAGTTTTACTTTTGCAACAGGTTATACCGACATAACTTCTAACTGGGAAAGAGTAGACACAGATGGATATGGACAACTAGGAACTGGTATGACGGAATCAAGTGGTATTTTTTCTTTCCCTTCAACAGGAATATACTTAATAACTTTTTTTGGTAATGTTCAGAGGAATAGCGGAAACGACAGATTTGGTGAAATAAATTTATATACGACAGTTAATAATAGCAGTTATAGTGAAGCTGCAACTTCTTATGCCTGTGCGCCCTCACAATACAACAGAGGTGCAATTGCATTAAATTTTATATTTGATGTAACTAACATTTCTACACATAAATTAAAATTCAAACAATATGAAAATCATGGATCTTTGAATTTTTTAGGAAGTAGTGATATTAATTTAAACTCAACAACTTTTATTAGATTAGGAGATACATAATGAGATTTGACGGCAGACCAGATCAACTAGAAGATTATCTTGTAACAGTTCGTTCAGGACAATGGTTCGGTTGGTCTGACTCAAAAAACAAAATTTATGCAAACTTGATAGTGCATGATGGTGGGTCTAAGCCTACAGAAAAAGAATGTACTGATGGATTGGCAGCCTTAATAGCTGAGTGGGATTTAGAAAATGACAGTTATAGATCAAAAAGAAGAGAATCTTATGACAGCTTGGCTAACCAATTAGATATGTTGTACAAGGATATTGTTGCAGGTAAACTAGATACAACTGGAACGTGGGCAACCCACATAAAAAACGTCAAGGATTCAAATCCAAAACCTAGTTAATTATGTCAACGATCAAGGTTCAAAACATACAGCACACAGGCAATAGTACAAATGCTATTGCTCTTGCATCTGATGGAACGTGTACTGCCAATATTACTAATAACCTAAGTAATAGACGACTCACAATAAATGGAGCAATGACTGTCAGTCAAAGAGGTTCAAGTTTTGCTGCTGTAGCTAATGATGCATACACCTTAGATAGATACAAACATAAAGTAGGCAATAGCTCTGCTGCATTTACTGTTACAAAATCCACTACAAGTCCAGATGGATTTTCAAATAGTTTGAAATATGATTGCACAACAGCAGATACTTCTATTGCTGCAAACGAGAGCGTGATGTTACAACACATAATTGAAGGTCAGGATTTGCAACACCTTAATTATGGAACGTCAGCAGCAAAAGCTATGACTATTAGTTTTCATGTTCGTTCTAATGTAACTGGTAATTATGCTTTTTTTTGTTATCAAAGAGATGGAGGAAGAACTTTTAGTAAACTTTATACAATTAATAGTGCCGACACTTGGGAGAAAAAAACAATAACGATTCCAGCAGATACAAGCGGACAAATTGACAACGATAATGGAGGAAGTTTAGAACTACATTGGTTTTTAGTTGCAGGCACTAACTCAAGTGGTGGAACAGCTTATGATACCGCATGGGGTAGTTATACACAAAATAAAACTGCTGGAGGTCATAATGTGAATATTGGCTCTAACACATCTAACGAATGGTATATAACAGGAGTACAACTAGAAGTTAATAGTTCAGGCGTGGCAACAGATTTTGAGCACAGGTCATTCGGTCAGGAGCTTGACCTCTGTATGCGTTATTTTCAACGATTTGTAAGCGGTAATAACTATCAAATTGGAATGGGTGCTTATTATGCATCAAATCAACTAAAATGTATTGTTGGATTTATAAAAGAAATGAGGACTGGACCTTCTGTTATACAAGCAACTGGTACAAATAATTATGTATTTTATCGTGATAGTGCTGCTGATACTTTTGATGGTTTTGGTGTTGAACTTGCAGATGAAAGAAAGGTATGTTTAAATAATTCTAGTCAGGTAAGTGGTACTGTTGGTCATGGTGGAATAGTGCGAACTTATAATGCTAACGGTAGAATTGATTTTAGTGCGGAGCTTTAAACTATGACATATCCAACAGACCCAATTTATAAATTTTACAAGGATAGTTGTACTAATCAGAACTGTGGTGTTGAAAAAATGAATGGTACAGAAAAAATATGTATTCCATTTAACGAAGCAAACACCGACTACCAAGAGTACCTTGAGTGGGCAAAGACTAATACAGCCGAAGCTGCTGATTAATTAGTCTTTTCCATTTGTCTGGTCATCATAGACATGGTGACGTACAAAGGTGCTAGTGCCATAATTCCTACAAAAGTTATTATGGTTACAGGCACTAATGCTTTAGCAAAGGCTT